CGAGAAATAGTGCCGCGCCAACGATATCCCGCGCAGACACTGGTTCCGGTTTGGCGGCTTTCTCCCTCAGTCTTCCCACCTACGCCTCCCGCTCCAGCCGCACCGGCCCCACCGTCACGCGCCCCACCTCACCCCCCTCGTGCTCGTCGTCGAGGAACTCCTGGAGGCGGGCCCGGAAGGCGGCCTCGGTAAGCGTCGGCTGGCCGGCGTCCGCGACGGAGACGAAGAGAACGCGGAACCAGCGGACGCGCAGCTCGCCCGGGGCGGCCGGCTCCACCGGCAGCACGAAGTTCTGGATCGCCATCGCGTCCGGCGGCGCCGGGGTCGGCTCGTCAGGCATGCGCGCCTCCTCTACCTCAGCAGCCAGTCGTACACGTCCTTGTCCATCAGGCCGGTGTAGACGTTCTCGACGGCGCCCGGCACCGGGGGCGGGACGTCCGCCGCGGGCGGCTCCAGCAGGCGGCGGACGAGGCCGGCCGCGGCGTTCGCCCAGTCGTCGTGCTCGCCGCCGGGGTGGTCGATCTTCCCGCCACGCCAGATGAGACCCAAGAGTTGCTGCTCCAACTCGGGCACGTCCGGCAGCACGACGCGCCCGCCGTTCAGGGGCGGCTCCAGGGCCTCGTAGAGCTGGCTCGCGGTCCACTGGCAGACATCATAGCGGACGCCGTGGCGCTCGAAGTCGGCCCGGAACGTCTCCCCGGCGTAGCGGTCGCCCTCGACGGCCCGCACGGCGTAGCGCGCCAGGACGGCGGCGAAGCGGTCCACGGCCAGGCGGGGGTCGAAGGGCGGCGGCTGGCCCTGGTTCAGGACGCGGCAGACCACGGCGCGCCCGTCGGCGTCCCGGAAGCCGACCACGAGGGCGGCGTCGTCGGAGGACCCGCCGCTCATGTCCACGAAGGCCGCGTAGGCGACGCCAGGCTCCGGCTCGCGGTGGGTGAGCCCCCGCGCGATGGCCGCGAACACCGGGTCGGGCTGGAAGGCCGACCCCTCGGGCAAGCCGGGGAGGTTCAGGTGGAGGCGGCGGTACTTGTGGGCCGGGAGCCGCCGCTTCTGCTGCTCCAGGTAGTCCGGCTCGGCCCACCCGCCCATGCTCGGGTTGGCGCGGCGCTCCGGGGGCAGGTCGGCGCAGGCGGGGTCCGTCGTGAAGTCGGCGGCGTACCACGAGAGCAGCATGCGCGGGTCCGTCCCGGCGCGCCCCCGGGCGAGCATGTCGAAGAGCGGGACGCCCGGCTTGTGGAAGAGCGAGGCGTAGGACGTGAACACCATCAGGGCGCGGGCGCGCGTGGGGTCCGGCTGGAGCGCCTCGATGATGTCCCAGTCGCGGTACGTGTGGATCTCGTCGAAGCCGCAGAGGGTGTAGGTCTTGCCGTGCGCGCCGGCCACGTCCTGGGCCGGGAGGATGGTGACGGCCCCGCCCCCGTCCGTCCGCACCAGCTCCTTCTGGCGGACGGCGAGGCGGGCCTCCAGGTGCGGGTTGGCCGCGAGCAGCTTCTTCGCCAGGTCGAGGTCGTCCCCGGCCTGCTCCTCGTCCGAGGCCAGGAGGAAGACCTGCGAGCCGCCCACGGCGTCGCGGAGGACCATGACGAGCGCCATGAGCACGAGGTCCAGCGACTTGGCGTTCTTCTTGGCGCGGCCGAGGAGGGCGAGGTTATAGCGGGGGCGGCCGTCCGCCTCCGCGGTGTCGAGCAGCGCCGTGAAGATGTCGCGGCGGTAGGGCTCAATCCGGGGGAGGAGCGGCGCGCCGTCCAGCCACCGGAGACCGTCCAGGAACTCCAGGGCCGTGCCGTGCGACGGGCCGCCCCCGCCCGCGGCGGCGAGCGTGGCCAGGGGGTCGCCCTGGCGGAAGTGGCCGAGCACGGCCAGGCCGGCGGCCTGGAGAGCCGGCGTGTCCAGGCCGGCGGCGGCCAGGCGGGCGGCGAGGTCGGGGGCGGGCGCGCTCACCCGGCCCTCCGCCACAGGGTGTTGGCCCAGCCGAACCCGCTGGTTATGTGCACGGCGTGCCAGTCTCGGCCGGGGCGGCGATGGCCCCAGCGGAAGAGCACGGGATCTGAAGCGGGTGCGCCGTCATCTGCCTGCGCCCTGGCCGTCGTCCTCATCTCCCCTCGCCCTTGCGCCAGCCGCCTCGCTCGCGAAGGCGAGCTCCCGCTGGTCGCGGTCCTGCGGCTCCGTCGCCGCCTCATGAAGGTTGCGGAGCGCCTGCTTGTAGTACGACGCCTTGAGCTCAATACCGACGCCCTTTCTGCCGTTGACCACAGCCCCGTACACCTCGGAGCCGACGCCCATGAACGGCGTAAGTACCACCTCGCCGGGGTTGCTCCACAACGTGAGGCACCGCTCGATCACGTCCAACTGGAGCGGGTGGACGTGCTTCTCGTCCTCCGCGTCCCGGGCGGGCTTGAACGGCAACACGCGGTCCAGCCGCACGTCGTCCCAGAAGGCCGAGGCGTACTGCCGCCAGATCCAGTGCGAGTAGCGGTTCTCGGTCTGCTTCCCGGTCCAGTTGCGGTACGGCAGGAGATCGGACGGGATCGGTCGGGCGCCCGCGTAGTGCGTCAGGCCGCGCGGGTGCGCGATAGGGACCGGATTCTCGCCCTTCCGCCGGAGGACGAGGAGGTAGTCGGCGCTCGCAACGGTGCAGCGCGAGCTGTCCTCGACGATGGACTTGTGGGCGAGGGCCTTGGTGAGCGTGCGGTTGCGGACGGTCAGGGGTTCCTTCCAGACGTGGTAGCGGGCGATGTACTGGAAGCCGATCCGCTCGTGCAGGCGGATGATGTCCCCTGGGAAGTCCCGCAAATGGTCCCTCCCCGTGTTGCCGCTGGGCACGTCCATGCAGTGGACGGCCGTTACGCGGCCCGGCATAGTCAGGCGGTGCAGTTCGCGGACGGCGAACTCGTAGTGCCCGAAGAATTCCGCGTAGTCCCGGCTGTTCGACAGGTCCCGCTCGCTGGAGGAGTAGTGGTAGAGCCCCGCGAAGGGCGGGGAGTAGACGGACAGGTGCACGGAGCCGTCTGGGAGGGAGGGCAGCACCTCCATGCAATCGCCGTGGTAGACGGCGTAGCGGTCCGTCAGCTCTTGGTCGATGATAGCCATGCCGGGCTCCGGACGGGCAGGTCGAACGCGGCGCCGCGCGAGAGGCGCAGGGCGTCGTTCATGTGGGCGACGAGCGCGGCGAACATCTTGTCAGCCGCGACTTGCTTCCGCCCCAGGTTCTCGCGGACGCCGCGCTCGCCCTCGGTCGCAATGATGTCCACCGTCACCGGGCGTCTCTGGCCGAAGCGCCAGCAGCGGCGCACGGCCTGGTAGTGCTGCTCGTAGGAGTGGGACGCGAAAGTCACGACGTGGGCGCAGTGCTGCCAGTTCAGGCCCCAGGCCCCGATCCGCGGCTTGATGACGAGCACGCGGAGGGCCCCGGCCGCGAACGCCTCGTAGGCTTCCTCCTTCGCCTCGTCCGCGTCGTCGCCGGAAACCTGGCGCGCCTCGCCGATGATCTCGGCGAGCAGATCGCCCTCGGCGTTTAGGTGGCACCAGACGACGGCGGGCCGGCCGGTCCCCCCGACGAGGGCCGCGACGCGCTCGCACCGCTCGCGGATCGTGCGGCGGCGCTCCTTGCGCTCTTCCCGCATCCCGACGGCCGGCATGGCGAAGAGCATTCCGTCTGGGAGCGTCCGCGCCTCGACCATATGCTCCCGCTCCGTCAACTCCGGCAGCCGGAAGCCGTCGTTCTTGAAGCCGAGGTCCTCCGGCCGACGCACGGCCCGTGCCCACGAGCAGACCCAGCGCCAGAAGGGCTCCTCGGCGTGGCCCTTGAAGCGCCATTTGGCGCGCTCGTAGGCCGTCTTGAAGTCCTGTCCGCGATTCCGGTACACCATCGGCTTGATGGTGTTCTGGTCGTTCTTGAAGAAGCGCGTCAGCATGTCCGTGTAGCCGAGTTCGCCGAGCGCCTCGCTGGAGGTGCCGAGCTCGATGTAGTCGTTCGGCGCGGCCGTCGCCGTGGCGAGCAACCGGTACGGGACCGTCCGCAGGAACTCCGTCACCTGGGCGCGGCGCACGCCGTTGAACGACTTAAGGATGCTCGATTCGTCGCACACGACCCCCGCGAAGTCCGCTGGCTGGAAGTGGTGGATCTTTTCGTAGTTGGTGACGACGATGCGCGCGCCGGGCTTGACGGGACCGGCGGACCGGACGCACTCGACGCCGAACTTCTCGCCCTCCCGCACGGTCTGATGCCCGACCGCCAGCGGCGTCAGGATCAGCACGGGCCGGTTCGCCTTGCGCACCACGTTCTCGGCCCAGACGAGTTGCATCGGCGTCTTGCCCAGCCCGCAGTCGGCGAAGATGGCCGCCCGGCCCCTGCGGAGAGCCCACTCCGTCAGCGCCCGCTGGAAGTCGTAGAGGAACGGCGGCAGCCAGAGCGGCTCGAATCCCGCGTCGCCGTGCTGCTGCGACTTCCGGCGGAGGAACTCGGCGTAGGCCGGGCCCGCCCCGTTGTCCGCGCTCACGCGCCCCCCTCCTCCGCCCCCTCCCCCTCGACCTCCTCGCCCCCGTTGAGCGCCGCCGCCAGCGCCCGCACCTGGTCCACCGCCGAGGGCTCGCCCAGGGCGATGAGCGTGCGGGTGACGCCCTTGAAGAAGCGCGGCAGCTCCTCGGGCGCGAGGGCCTTGAGGGCGGGGTGGTCCTTGATGGCGAGGGCGAGGTCGATGGGGGCCTTGGGCATCAGGCGCATGTCCTGGCAGAAGCGCACGACGGCGATGTTGGCGCGCAGGGCGTTGTCGAGGGCCTTGCCGCGCTCCAGCGTGCCGGGCCGGGCGACGGTCGCGTCGTGGAGGGCCATCTCCCGGACGTGGAGGTAGGCCGCCATGCAGTCGGCGACGACCTCGTGGATGCGGGACGGCTGGAGGCCGCCGATGACGGCGCGGCGGGCGGCGGCCAGGTCCTTCTCGATGGTGTCCTTGGAGACCCCGAGGGTGGTGGCGAGGCGGCGGATCGGCACGCCGGCCAGGTGGAGCTTGAGCACCTTGGCGCGGCGCTCCTCGCGGGCCTCGCCGATGGCCGTGAGGGCGGGGCCGGGGGCATGGGCGGCGCGGACGAAATCGTCGCGCCAGCCGTCTTGGCGCGTCGCGTCATGCCCTGGTGTTGTGGGATTGTCGGCGGTCATACTTCCTCAATGAAGTCCGTCAGCACCCCGTCGTCCCACTCCCCCAGCATCGTCAGCCGGTTGTCCGCCAGCAGGTAGGCCTCGGCCTCGGACGGGTCGCGGAAGGCGACGCCGCGGACCACGGGGACGAGCCACTCACCGGCCTCGGCGCGGACGCGCCCGGGGGGCGGGGCGCCGGCGGCCCGGGCGGCGGCGAGGGCGTCCAGGCGGCCGTAGCCCGCCACGAGCCGGCCGGTGGCCTCGTCGAGGATGAGGGGCGAGACGAAGCCGAAGCGGCGGACGCTGGCGTCGATGGCGTCCACGCGGTGGCGCTTGGGATTTCGAGGCGCCTTGACGAGTGCCGAGAGGGGCATGTACTCGATCCGCACGCCGTCCGCCTCCGGCACACCGTGTGCCGCGCCCATCAGTTCTCCCGCGCCAGCAGGGGCAGCAGCTCGTCCACCTGGGCCCGCGTGAGGGGCGCCAAGCGGCCGCGTCCGCTCGCCGCCATCTCGGCCGGGCCGCACCCGAGGCAGATCGGGCGGCACCCCGGGCCGGCGGCCGCCCGGGAGGCCGGGCTCAGCGTGACGGCGGCGCCGCAGGCCGCGCACGGCACCTCGACGCTGCCGGGGACCGCGGGGCCGGGGGCGTCGGCCCGCAGGCAGAGGATGGTGCAGGGCGTGTCCGGCATGGCGTAACCTCCCGTCATGTGGCCGTTCGCCCGGAGGCCGAAGACCCGGGCACGTAGGCCAGCGCAACCCTCAGCGCATCATCGCCCGGCATACCGTTATGTGGGCTCCGCGTCGGCTCTGGGTTCTGGAAAAGGGCGCGGGCCGGTTTCCCGCTGCCGGCTGCCTCGGAAGCGCCCTGGGTCCCCCGGCAGGGGTTAGCACACGGGCCTTCCTACCCGGGGCCTTAGCCGCTGTGGGACGCTGCCCATTCGCAGGGTCGGCCCCATCCGCCTAGTCGCCCCCGCTGCCGCGGGGCCGCGCCCGTTCCGTTGAAATCATCCCCCGCCCGCCGCGGCGCGCGGCGGCTGCCCGGGTTCTGAGGGCTTGTCCACACTGATACCCTTCAGGGGCAGGCCCCAGCGCGGGGGAAATCGTTTCACGTATCGCGTGAAGGCTCACTCTCTATCTCCCGCAGGGCCTTGCGGAGGCGCATGGCCGAGTGGGCGGCGGCGCTCCCGCGGCGCTGGCGCCGATCCTCCGTGGCCATGGCCTCGGCGTAGCTCAGGCCGCACCGCAGGCTCTCGGAGATCCCGGGCGCCCGGAAGGGCAACGACCGGGGGGGCGCCGGCCGGACGATCCGCAGGGCGCCGGACTTGACGCCGCCCCGCCCGCGCCGGCCCGGCGGCCTACGCCGTATCGCCGGCCCCGGGGGGCTTGCATCGCTCCTCGTCCGGCGGCGCGGGATCGAGCGCCTCCAGCCGGGCGAGCGCCCCCCGGAGGGCCGCCATGGTCTGGCTCATGCGCCAGTCGAACCGCTGGACGCGGTAGGTCCGGGCGGCGGCCTCGGCGGCCCAGCGGAGGTCCCGGTAGGCCCGGAGGGCCTCCTGGGCGCGGCTGTGGGGGGCCGACGCGGGCGCGGCGGGCATCTCAGCCGAGCTCCCGCAAGGCCGCCTGGAGGCGCCGCCTGGAGTTCGTGGCGGCGGCGCCGCGGCGGGACCAGCGGTTCCCCCGCCCGGCGGGGACCCGGAGGCGGAAGCCGCCGGGCGTCCCGCGCTTGCCCGCCGCCGCTACCGGCCGCTCCCTGTCGCCGGCAAACCGTTTGCCGCTCACCGCTTGGCCCTCCCGAGCACCCCCGTCAAGACGGGGCGCTCCAAGTGCGCGTTCAGGCTGTCCACGAGCAGCCCGCACAGGCCGCACCGGCCCGACTGGGCCCAATGGGCGCCCAGGCACTCGTCCAGGACGGCCCGGGCGCTGCCGACCCCCAGGTTGGCCTCTGCGGCGCACACGGCGGCCAGGGCGGCCCGCCAGGCCTCGTCCTTGGCGTACCGGGGCAGCCCGCACCAGGCGAGCACGGCCCGGCGGTAGGCGGCCTCGGCCTGGTGGGGCGTCAGCGCGCTCACGGGAGCGTCCCCGCGGCCATCTCCTCGACCTGCCGGCGCATGGCCCGCATCACCGCCGCCAGCAGGGCCATGGCGCGGGCCATCTCGGCGAAGTCCTGGAAGACAAAGGCCTCGCCGTCCACGACCACGGCCGGAATGCCGCCGGGGGCGGCCCGGATCGCCGGGCTTGAGCCTGCGGCCAACTCTGTGACCGGCGGCAGCGAGGCGTCCCGCAGGAGCGCCGCCGTGTCCATCGGCCGCACGGGCCGCCGCCGGGGCCGCCCCAGGAGGCGCCAGCCGGCCCACCCGAGGAGGGCCGCCGCCGCCAGCAGCGTCACCGCGTCCGCGAGCACCGCGCCCTCGAATCTCTCTCCACGAACTCCCACCGCTCCCCGGAGGCGTCCACGACCCGGACGACGCGCACCCGGCGCTCCGTCACGTCCCCGTGGCACCCGGCGCACAGGCAAATCAGGTTGCCCATGGACCAGTCCCCGCCCCCCGCCCGGGGGACCACGTGGTGGAGCGTCAGCCGCGCCCGGGCCTGGCACCAGGGCGCCCGGCACTTCCACGCGTCCCGGGCCATCACTGCGGCGTGGATCCGCCGCCGCTCCTCGGGGGGCGGGCGCCGCAGGGGGTCGCCCCGCCCATCGATCCACGCGGCGAAGGCCGCCCCGGGGCTCACCGCGCCGCCCCGAGGCCCGCGGCCGGCGGGCGGGCCCCCGGCAGGCAGGCCCGGCAGTAGACCGGCCCGCGGCCGTCCGGCCGGAAGGTCACGGAGTCTTTCGCCCCGCACCGGGCGCAGGTGATCTCGTGCGCGTCCGACCGGTCGCCGCCCACGGGATCGAGGCCCGCGGCGCGGCGGCGGGCCCGGCGGCACCCCAGGCAGCGCCGGGGCGGCTTGAAGCCGCGCTCGGCGAAGACCGCCTGCTCCTGGGTGGAGAACAGGAACGCCTTGCGGCACTCGGCGCAGGTGAGGCGCTGGTCGGTCAGGCTCTCGTCCGTCATGCCGCTGCCCTCAACGCCGCCCGGAGCGCCGCCCACGCCGGGTTGCACCGCTCCGCCGCCGGCGCGCAGGCCGCGCACACGGCCTCGTCGTTCACCGGGTAGCACCACGGGCCGCGCTCCGCGCCGCAGACCGCGCACTGCGGCGGCATCGCCCACCACGCGCTCACGCGACCGTCTCCGCCGGGGCGGCGGGCGCCTCCGCCGCGAGGTGGCTGTACGCGCCGATGAACTCCTGGCACACGATGACGAGCTGCGCGCCCCGGCTGTCCGTCCCGCCCGCCTGGCCCGCCAGCGCCAGCGCCTGCTGGACGGTCGCCTCCTGCTCCGTGAAGAGGCCGAAGCTGAGGACGTGCATCGCCTCGTCGGACACGGCGCGGCCCTGGGCCTTGGCGACGGCGCGGGCCAGGTCGCGGGCGGGCATCGTACGCGCCAGTTCCAGCCATTGGTCCTTGCTCGCGGCCGTAAGCACCGGGGCGATGATCGCCGCCTTGCTCGACTGCACCGTGGCGGCCTCCTCCTCGGTTATGCCGGCGCGCTCGAACCCCTCGGCGGTCTCGATGAGGTAGCGGGCCTTGCGCTCGCGGAACCCCAGCTCCACGCGCACGAACTCCTCGAAGGTCGCGTAGCCGAGCGCCCGGTACAGCTCCTTGTCCCGCACCTCCTTCAGCAACTCGCCCAGGCGCCGATAGCGGGCGTCGATCTCCCGCGTCAAGCGGAGGATCTCGGCGCGGACCTCGTGGGCGTAGGTCATCGATCATCCTTCATTTCACGTCTCCGCTACCAGGCCGCGGAGCAGGCATCTCGAAGTGCATACAGTCCCCTCCCATCCGCCATGTGCCGCACTCACGCGCAAGCCCCTGCCCCCAGCGCCTCCACCACCACCTCCACGCCCGGCCGGCTCGCGTACACCTTGCGGACGGCCAGGGCGGCCACCTGGGCGTCGTCCACATAGAACCCCGCGTGCATGAGCACATCCAGCACGGGCTTGGCGCACTGGTCCGCGTCCGGCCGCTTGCCGTGGTAGACCGTCCCGCCCTCCGCGATGGCGACGCGCGTCCGCTTGGGCATGGTCTTGAGCAGCGGCATCTTGAACAGCAGCTCGACGGCGAGCGGGCCCTCCAGCGGCGCGGGCGGGCGGTGCATGATGGCCTGGCCCATGACGATCTGCTTCCAGTCGCGGTCCACGGGGGCCTCGAAGACGCGCACGCCCTGGGGGGCGCCCCTGCGGCCGAACAGCGCGGCGCGGGGCCGCCCCTGCCCGCGGGGAATACCCGCGACCTCGAAGGTGATGCGCTCAGGGCGTGCCAGACGGTCCACCGCCTGCTGGGCGCGCAGGCCGCTGGCCATAAAGTCCCGCACGGCGTGCTCGGCGTCACCACGCATCGGGTTGCTTCGTTTCGGGGATAGTACGCAGTGGGCGAACCTTACGCCACCAATCGGTTGTCATCGCAGCGTCGTGTTGGCGCTGGGCCTCCGTGACGCATTCGGGCTTCCGACAGACCCCCCAGCCGAACCCGGGCCGGTCGAGTTGCGGCATGCTCGCGCCCCACTCATGCCCGCCGAAGTGCTCGCCGCAGAGCGGGCACGGTTCCCAGAAGCATCCGTGGAGGCGCGCCCAGATGCGGTTGAGCCATCGCGGCCGGCGCGGAGGGAATTGCCCGAGCCGAATCATGTTGCCGGCAGGGCGCGCATGGTCGTGACGCCCGTCTCGCTCATGACCAGCCCTCGAACTCGAGCAGCGCCCGGTGCGCGGCGCGCGCCATCTCCGCGACGCGCACGGTGAACGCGTCGCCGATGTCCGCGTCGCGCAACTCCCGCTGCACGTCGCGCGGGCTCTTGCACACCAGCTCGTCCGGCGAGCCGTCCTTGCGCAGCACGTAGACCCGCACGAGGGTAGCCGCCCACCAGTTCGCAAGGAACCGCCCCAGCGGACGGCCGCCCACGCGGGGGGTCTCGTAGCTCACCGTTTCTCCCTCTCGGCGGCGTCGTAGAAAGACGATATCGGCCGCCAGAACTGAAGGACCATCCGGTCAACGGTGACCCTGCGGAAGGCGCTCCACCGCCAGGCGGGATTTTCCCCGCGCCTCGCGTCGCCAATCGCTGCCGCGCGTATTCTCTTGTGCAACCGGTTGCGGTAGTTCGCAATCAGATGCAGGCGCACGATCATGGCCACGTAGAATGCGCCGAGAGCGAGGAACACAAAGCCATCCGTCATAGCGTGCCTCCCAATGCTCGCAGAAGTTCTCGATGTAGAAGCGGTCTTAATCGCGTAATTCACCGCTTCTCCGGCTCGGCCCCCGGCGCTGGCCCCTCGCCCCGCAGCCAGCGCAGCGTGTCCAGCACGCCCTGCTCGTAGGACCGGTCGTCGTAGCGCGTGCCGGCGCTCACGCCCTCGGCGGCCCAGACCTCCAGGTCCCATACCGCGCGGGCCGTCGGGACGGGCGCGAAGGCCGCGGCGCCCGGTGCCGGTCGCTCGTCGCCCATCGGGTCCTCCTCCCTGCGCCAGAGCGTGTTGGCCCAGCCCCAGCCCCGCGCCAGATGGACGGCGCGCCACTCGGGGCCGGGGGGGGCGGCGGCCCAGCGGAAGGCGCAGACCGCCGGCAGCGGCGCGCCGGGCGCCCCGCTCACAGCTTCACCTGGGCGCGGATCTCCCCTG